TCCGGTGCGACTTTTCCCTGACCTGCCACGGTGACAGCATGGTGGGCGCCGGTATCCACGATAAAGATGTGGTGTATATCCGTATACAGCCGGAGGTAGAGAACGGCGAGATCGCGGCGGTGCGCATTGATGGCGAAGCCACCCTCAAGCGGGTATATTACAACCCCGGAACGCTGACCCTGATGCCCGCAAACCCGGCTTATGCGCCCATGGTCTACACCGGCTCCCAGCTGGAAGAGGTGCACATTGAGGGCAAGGCCGTGGGCTGGACGCATTGGGTGGGGTGAAAAAATCGCTCGCCGGTGCGAATTGCAGGATTGGTTGTGGAGTGCCGGAAGGTGTTCCGATAAATGGTAAAGAGGAACTTGATATGTCAAGAAAGAACAAGGTTGGATATTCAAAAAAATATGCGAGTGCTGGGAAATCGTTTGACCGAAGCATGGATCGATTGGCACATTCTGTTTCGCGGGTGGCATTTGGTAGTAAATCTACAGCAAAACCAATCCCAAAAGCATCCCGGAAATCACATATGGATGAACCTGAGTTTGAAACGAAGTACACTAGTATCCCACAGCCAGTGACTGTTGTCTGTGCTCTGATTGGTGTGCTGGTTTTTCTTGCTGATCTCAAAGATGACGGATTTCTGGTTTCATTCATTTTTGGATTTATAGCATATGGGGTTTCTCTTCTAATTCTTTGCGTTATATATGGAGGAATCGCGGGAGCAAAGGAATTTCGTTCTCAAGATAGTGATAAATGCGAAGGACTACTCGAATCGGTCTATAATCCCAATCCTGAATGGATGGGGCAGACTGGCCTTGTTGATTCTCGCGCGAATGCAAAGGTCTTGGCTCCACAGTTTCTGAAGCAGGCTCAGGAAAGCGCTAAAATCCTTCAGACGACCACGGAACCGGCCACCTTTTTTACAAGATATGACTTTTGCGTTGGACGCTTGATGGAACTTGAAAAGTGCAAAAAGTATGGTGCGCAGGTAAGTACTACTGATGATTTGAAGAAATATCGCAGCCTTAGCTTCCGAGATGATGCTGTAAAGGAAATCATTCATCGAACGGAAGAAAAGTATCAGGCAAAAATCGAGAGCCTGAAAACAGCAAAGGCAAAACAGAACTGGGCAGAAAAATATTATCAGGAATTTGAACCATATTTGCCTTACATGACAGACGGCCAGAAGTCTGAGCTTGGAGAAGCAAGCGCATATCTGTTTGATCTGGCTCAAAAATAAAAAACGCCCCCGGTGTTGGCGCACCGAGAGCGTTTCCAAGAACAGCTTGTTCACGAGGAACAATACAGCCCTAAGACAACTGTATTGTACCACCTCCGGGCAGGCTTGTCAAAGTGTACCCATATGGAGGTGTATTTTTATGGCGAGTTTCAAGGAGAAACTTGACAAAAACGGAAACCGCATTTACGAGGTGCAGGCCAGCAATGGGCGAGGGCGGCGTGTCTGGCGCACCTTCCGCCCAGAGCCGACATGGAGCAAGCGCACCATTCAGCGGGAGCTGCAGAAATTCGCCGCTGAATTGGAGCAGCAGCTGGCGGATGGGGAAGTGCTGACCCGCGAAGAGACTGCGCAAAAGGCCGCTGCGGAAGCCGTAGAGGCGGCCAAAATCAAAACCTTCCGGCAATATGCCGAAGCTGTCTATCTGCCAGAGAAAGCCGCCACGCTGGCGGAAAAGACCCGGGCCAGTTATACCCAGCTGTTGGAGCAGCATGTCTTTCCGGCTCTGGGCCATGTGCTGCTGCCGGAAATCACCCCGGCCATGATAAAGGCGTTACTTTCCAGTCTGTCAGAGGAGCTTGCCTTCGCCAGCGTGACAAAGGTGTATGCTGTACTACATAACCTGTTTAAGGCTGCCTTGCTGGATGATACGATAGACCGGAATCCAATGGACAAGGTTCCGCGCCCCCGGAAGTCGAAGGATGCAGCCCTTCCTACAGAGCACAAGGCTTTTACTGCAGAGGAGACGCGGTATATTCTGCGCTGTCTGGATGGCGAGCCGCTCAAGTGGCGGGCGTTTATCCTGCTGCTTATCGATACGGGCTGCCGCCGGGGCGAGGCCTGCGGGCTGCAATGGCAGTCGGTGGATTTTGATACCAACACGATCACCATCGAGAGGAATTTGCAGTACACCTCCGAGCGGGGCGTGTACGAGACTCTGCCCAAAAACGGCAAGACCCGCGTTGTAGACATCTCGTCTGACGTGGCCGCGCTTTTGCAGGAGCTGCGGCAGAGTCAGCCGGTAACGGTGCGCTGGGTGTTTACGCAGGACGACAGCCCGGAGCCTATGCACCCAGACACTCCAACTCGTTACTTCCAGCGATTTGGCAAACGGTATGGGATAGAGCACTTCCACCCGCACAAGCTGCGCCACACGTCTGCCAGTCTTGCCATCACCAACGGTGCCGATGTAGTCAGCGTCGCCGCACGGCTGGGGCATTCTGACAGCAGCACCACGCTGCGGATGTACGCCCATGCCAACGAGGACAGCATCCGCCGGGTCGGTCAGACGGTAAGGGAAGCCTTGAAGCAGCCAGAAAAGAAGAAAGCTTGGATTTGATTCTGCTTCGTCGTGTCTCTTGATGGCTCGTATTCATCCTATAAACAGGATACTTAAAAACCGCAACTTGACCGCAACAAAAACCGCAACATCCTCGAAAAATCGAAGTAATTAACGAGATTGCACGATACAGCATCGGACAAACAAAATAATTGCATCACGCAATTTATTTGACAATGAAACAACACGACACAACACATTAAAAGTCCCTTTTATAGCTCGTAATGAGCAGGTCGTCCGTTCGAATCGGATCAGTAGCTCCAAAGTAAAATCCCCGAAAAGTGGCTTCGCGCCTGGCTTTTCGGGGATTTTTGTTTGGCTTGAAAAATGCTTTTCGAGGGGAATGTGGGCGCTAATTACCCCCATTTCGCGGAAAGTTTTTTTGAAATGCAAGTCAAAATGCAAGTCAAAAAGGGGGAGAAACAAGGCGGTCAGCCCGAGTTGGCACAGGATTTTTTAAGGTAGGTATCCAGACGATTGATCTTTTTCTTTTTGAATTTTTTATCGAGGGCGGTATAGATGCCAAGCGTGACCGAGATGTCTTTGTGGCCCATCTGATCGCGGGCGGTCATGACGTCCACACCGGCAAAGTACATCAGAGTGCAGAAGGTATGGCGGAGCTGGTGCGGGGTGAAGGTGTCGATGCGCATGGGCAGGCCGCCCGGGCGATTTTTGTTCTGCTGGCCGTCGTAGCCGTACTTGACGTTCAGGTCGCGCATATAGCTTTCCCACAGACGCTTCCAGCCCTGCTCGGTCATCTGCTGGCCTTTGTGGTTGTGGAGCACATAGAAGCAACCATCCCGCTGGGTGCGAAGATAATCGACAAGAACTTTAGGGATGCTGACGACGCGGACGCCGGCAGGGGTCTTGGTGATCTTGACTTTCTTGGCGCGGAAGTCGTAGCCTTTGCTGACCGTGATGGTGGCGTCGTCGAGGTCGATGTCTGCCCAAGTGAGGGCGGTGGCCTCGCTGCGGCGGAGGCCGGAGTAGAGTAGGAGCATGGCGGCTCGCTGGGCGGCGTGGGGTGTTTCACGGATCCAGCGCTGCTGCGCCTCGGTGAGGGGGTCGCGCGGCTCTGGTGCAGCCCCGGCGGGGGTGATGGTCTTGACCAAAGGGTTGTACATCACAATCTCCGGGATGGCGAGGTCATACGCGGCCTTGGCGCTGCCGCGCAGGTTGGTGAGGGTGAAGTGGGAGAGAGGCGGCTTGCCGTCGTGCCAGTCGGCCAAGTTGTTGAGCACCTGCTGGAAGTCGGCCGCGCGCAGCTCAGACGCCGGGACGTCCACCAGTTCGCCCCAGTGGGCCTTATTGGTCGCCAGTCGGTCAATGCTTTTCTGGCCGATGCCCTTTGCCTTTTTGGCGGCAATGAGGTTATCGTACAGGGTGCCTAAGGTGGCTTCGGCCTGCTCCGGGTCCATGCCCTTGCTGACGGCGGCACGGAAATCATCTGCAGCGGCCTTGGCCTCACGGAGGGTCGAGCCATAGAAGGTCTTGTATTTGCGTTTCCCGTCCGGGCCTTTGCCGAGGTAGACCTGACAGGAATACCGTCCATCGGCACGCTTTTTATTTTTGGCCATAAAAACTCCTTTCCGACTTGCTTGCCGATGCACATGAGGTATGGTATACTGGATGTGTCAGCAGGCAGAGAGTCATTGACTACGTTTTTCTCCGACATTGCACCCCCATGCGCGCCCCGGCAGCTTTTTTTTACACAAACGCCCCCGCCCCGGCCGCCACCCCCCCGGGGGGCGCGGGGTGGTC